AGACTGTGTAAGTTTAAGACTAAGGATTTCAAGTAAATCGAAGTCTTGTTCTAATGTAACATTTATATTTTTGTCAACACCAGGTGTTGTTCTAATCCTATAGCTTTTGTGCATACAAAGTCTTTACCTGATAAATAGTTTATGGCTTAGAATCAAAATTAAATTAATCCTACTCTATGTAAACTATTATTACGATATATTAGTTTGGTCAGGATTTTTTAATCTAACCACTATATCCTTATCTGGATATCTAACCTGGAAAGTCTGATTTGGTTGAGCGAAGATAGTTTGGTCTATTAGACTAATTTGTCTAGTTACACTATTAGAATAGGGTTGTGAAACCTGTGAATCAGAGTATTGTCCACCCAATTCATTATATAACTCTATATCAATTATATTGATTACACCATCTAATTGTGCCAATTCTTTGGATAATTCACCAAGAAAAACATCTTGACCTAATTCTCTTTTGGTTGGTTGGAAGAATTCTGCTGTAGTATTAATTACATTAGTCACTATTTGCCCTTGATTAAATCCTTTATCTGTATATAGGTAAATTTCTAGCCTTAGGTCTATAACTTCAGCGGACCCTACAGATATATAGTCATTTAACATTCTATAGTCAGACATATAATCTGCTACATTTTGTGATAAAATACTGGGAACCCTTGAAGTTAATGCTCCTTCTGGTGTATAAGACAATAATTTAACTAACACCTTATTTTCTTCTTCTACTACTCCTACTTTTGCTGGTGCCCCAAATTCACTAGGCATCTTTCTTATTTGAGCAATATAATCATTAATAGTTACTGCTCTATTCTGTGCAGCAAAGTTAAAAGATACATAATTTCTTACTTCTTCAATTGATGGCATATTAGCTCCCCCAATTGCCGCTGTTATATTTGTAACCTTTAAAGAATTGTCTACAGAGTTATTGATGTTGTTATTGGGACCATTTAATGCAAAATTATATAATCCTAATACATTAATAACATTGTTACCTAAATTAGTATTTTTTCCACCACCAACTCTATATTGTATAAAAAGAGTAGTATTAGCCTTAGGAGCTAGTCCTAAAGATATATTGTCCATATATTTGTTTAAATCTAGATTATAACCGGTTTGAGTCACAAAATCATCTAATGTTGATTGATTAGAAGATAGTCCACCACCAAAAGTTAAATAAAAGAACCCTTCTGGTGTATATTCAGTGATATAGCGATTATCTGTAGTTATATGTTTACCCACTTTTATACCAGCTTTACCTGTAGGTTTAGTAGAATCTACTATAAAAACTTTATCGTCTACCAATGCATCCACTTGATACCATTTATTTGGTGAAGAAATAAATTCACTAGTGTTTGGTAACGCCTGTACATTGTTACCATCTTTTTGTATAACACTAACAACACCAAGTACATTTCTTTCTGGTAAATAAACTTTTAAGAATGGTTTAACGTCCGAGTCTGTAATAACCCTCTTAAACACTTTTGTAATCCCATTTACTACAACTTCTCTTTTGGTTATAGTGTAGTCCACAATATTACCATTGGAGTCAAAGTTTGGTATTTTTGTTCTATTAGGAAATCCACTTGCGTCATATGGGGACGCAAAATTAACGTCATTCGCTGTTTCAAAAACTTGTCCAGCCCCTTTACATTGTGCACCTCTTTGTAAAATACCCAAATAACGAGCATCTTCTTTATCTCCCCTAACTGGAACATTTATACTAAAATCTACTACCGATACTGAAGGTCTATTACCTGGTATCTTTAGACCATAAGTTCTAGCAATATTATAAAGAGAACTCCTTTCTTGTGCGTATTGAAGTACGGTCTCTTGCATACTTCTGTCTATATGGTAGTGTAAGTTATCTGCTACCGCAGCATTTAAATCTAGAAATACAGAAAATAATGAAGCGTCATTTGCATTCTGGATTAAATCTGGGTAATAATCATTAGTATATCTTAATAATTCATTTCTTAACCCTAAAAAATCTCTTTCTGTGTATGCTATTTTTTTCTCGGCCATCTTATAAATTTATTATTACGAAGTCTCTAGTTTCAAAAGCACTATCCGTTATTGTGAACTCTATTAATACCTTTGCCGTATAATCATCGGTTCCTGCTCCAGCTACCCTATATACCCTATCATCGTTAGTAGTGACTAAAGTACCCTCAGTCTCTTCCGCTTCTGCCGCAGGAGTAATAGTTATCTTATCTATTCTTAAATTAGGTATATATTTTTTAACAGCATCCCTAATCTCAGCTTCTATAGCGTCAAAAGTCCGATTATCCATAGGTTCAAAAATAAATTGATATAGTCTTGTTCCGAAATCTGGGAGAAAATACCTGGTACCTTTCCTAGTTAACAATAAATGGATAAAATCAGCTCGTATTTCCTCTTCTGGGGATTCTGTCATCTCCATGTAATACCCTTTCGAGCTATCACGAAAAGGAAAATTTATACCAAATGTGCCGTTTGTTGCCATAGTTTATTTTACTATAAATACACTAAAGCTTTATTCTTTATCTTTATAAGATTCTATATCTTCTCATTTTTTACTTCTATTAATGTTTCTTTGTGTCCACAATAAGGACATATCATCAAACTATGTACCATTTCTTCATTTTCTGGTACATTATTATAAAATAAATGGTAGTCAGCAATTGACCACCATTTATTACATTTACCACAATTAAAGTGGTATAAAATTTCTTTACTGAATTTGTGTTTCACTTGCTTCTTTCTTTTTAATAGTCCCATTTCCGTTTAAATTTTTCAAATCTACGTCAATTTCACAGCTACCACCTGCACACGCTAATTCACCAGATAAATCTGTATTATCTTCTAGTTCTACTACTTGTGTTAAATCTATATCAATTAAAGTTTTCATCATTTTATGATATTGTGCTTCTACTATATCTTCAAATGGTGCTTGAGTGTATGTTCCACCCTCGTAAGGTAATACTGAAAGTCCATTATAGTGTTTTCTATTTTCCCACATCCATTCTCCTACTTTATCCCATTCATGGTCTCTTAACGATATTGTGGCAGATACATTGTGAGAATTCGAGCCTTTTCTATGTCCAGAACGTACCCATTCAGTTGCAACTTTTTTAACCCTCTCTAGGAGTTGGAATGGGGATTCAGTTCTTAAAATAGACCCTTTTGGAGCTTTTTGTGGAATACTAATTACCGCTGTATCGTGTGGTCTAAAGTAATCATCTTCTATCAGAGTTGGGTGATTTACTTTTAGATAAGTGTATATTGCTTCATTTTTACCAACTCTAATTCTTCTAATATAATAATCATTATGCCATGCATGAATTCCGGATGACGTTCCTAATGCCAATGAGGTTGTTCCTGCGGGTTTTACTGTTGTACATCTTGCAGCTTGATTGATTCCTAATAATTTAGATACTCTCGTATTTTCTCTTTTAACTAAACTTGCAGCTTTTTTAGTGTCATACTTTAAAACCTTGCCACTCCCTATACCAGTCATAGAAACACCAATTAAAGCGTCTTTTTCAGTTGTTTCTTGCCAAACTTCTCTTAAATAATGAAAAGCCGTATATCCTGCTTGAAGTGTTCCTATAAATGCGGCTGTTTTAACTCTTTCATTTAAGTCTTCTTGTGATTCTATATTACTTACATTAACCTCACATAAATTACAAAATTGATATGGACGTAAAGCTATCTCACAACATGGATTAGTTCCCCAATCTTTATCATTATTCAAATAGATACCTGGTTCTCCTGCACCTGAAAGTTCAACTCTTTTCCATATATCCATAAAAAACTCTTTAGTAATTTTATGTCTCATTAAACATGCTGAATTATTAGCTCTACCTCTTTGTGGATTAAGTTCCCACCAATTACCAGCCTTACAACCAATCATTTGATTATCATCCGCACTAAATAAAGAAATTAATGCTGCTCGTCTGATACCTCCTGCCAAAACTGCATCTGCAATATAACAAACAATATCATGTACTTCTAATGTTGTAAGATGGTCCCCATTTTCTTTATTAGACAAAACACCTTCTATTTTAACTAAGCATTCTTTAAGTGGTTGGGGTCCTGGTGCCTTTCCTCCTGAAGTTACTAATCTTGCTCCTTTTTGTCTTATATCTGAGAAATCAAAGTCTATTTTACTTCCACCACCATTCATATATGATTTCATTAAAACTTTAACTGAATCAGCCCACCCTTCTATTGAGTCCCCAATTAAGAATCTCTTTTTTCTTTTAGGGTAAGGGTGTTGTATAGGTGGAAGTTTCGCGACATGATGTTTTTGAACTGAATATCCTACTCCTGTTCCACCTAACAACAAAAACATTGTTTCACTAAATGAATCAATATGGTCAATGGGTAAATAAGCACAATTGTAAATTCTGTTTGGAGAAATTTCAATTGGTTTACCACCGAATTGCATGCTTCTCATTGATGGTAATACTTTTTTATCATATACCAATTTATATTTTTCTTCAATATCCTCTATTATATGAGGATATCTCTTTATATGCATATTTTTATTACGCGTTACTAACTCTTCCCATGTCTCTCTTCTATTTAGTTTTGGTAAGTATTTTG